ATCGCGTTCTTAGAGCACTAACTCACGACTACGCAGAGGAACTTAAACAGATCAATCCACATCTTGTCGGTCTTGAATTTCTTGAACACGTAAAGATGCGTGTTCAAGAAGAATATCCAGACTTCTTCAAAAATCCGGCGAAGAATCGTCCAGCCGCAGTTGGTACTAGTTCTCTTGAGAGTGGTCCCCGCTCTAATAGAAAACGAGGTTATGCCGATCTGCCGCCAGAGGCTCGTAGTGTTTGTGACCAGTTTGTTAAAAAAGGATTCGTCACTCAAGAATCCTATGTAAAAGACTACTTTATGGATGACACAGTATGAGCACTTCTACTACACCTCCGCAAATTCGTGCAGAACATGACCGCCCACAACGTTCGCAGCGCGTCTCCTTTGGAGTTCCGAAGACCAAACTTGGGGTCAAGTTAAGTGTCCCAGGGTATCATCTCTATTGGTGTAACGACATAGACAATCAGATGATGGAGGCTCAAGCTGGCGGCTATGAATTTGTAACAGCAAAAGAAATCGGTGAAATTCGTGATGACTCTCAGGTTAGGCGGCTGGTTGGAACAAAGAAAGACGGTTCGCCCCTCTATGCTTATCTGCTTAAAATAAGAGATGAATGGCATGAGGAAGACAAGGCTCAGTTGGGAAAACTTGATGACCAATTTGAGGCCGCGATTCGTCGCGGCAAATTGATGGAACAACCAGGAGATGCTCGCTACGATGGCGGCATCAAATTACGTACTAACAAAACTTAAGGAGTTTCACTATGGCTAATGCTGCTGCCCCTTTCGGGCTTCGGCCTTCGCACACTATCACAGGAGCTGCCTATAACGGGCAAGTTCGCCTATACCGTATTCCTAGCACTGATACAGTTGCCTACTCTGTAGGTGATGTTGTCACCGAGGTAGCTGGGGGAGATGTTAAAACGGGTGTTTCCGATGTTGCTTTATACGGCACTCGAGGTAATACCTCTACTTCTGGCAACGTTAGGGGTGTTATTGTTGGTTTTGCTACGGCCACAGGTAACGTCGGAGGAGATACTGCAATCGTTGGGGGTGATCCTGACGCCCCGAGTCTTATGATCATTCCGGCAACTAAGACTAAAGCATACTATGTCTTTGTCTGTGATGATCCCAACATGATTTACGAGGCCCAGACCAACACGCTTGCATCTACTGCATTCAATAAGAACACTGGACTTGCGGTTGGCGCAGCCCCCACGGCAGCGTCTCCTAATTGCAAGACTATCGTTGATGGAGCAAATGCTACCACCACTTCAACACTTCCGATCAAGATCGTCGGAGCCCCAAATCGCATCGATAACGATCTCACTTCGCCGGGCACCAATGCCTACATCTGGGTAATGCTGAATACCAACGATCTGACTAGCCCGTCGCTCGGTGTCTAATCATTAATTAACATAAAGGAGATTTAAAAATGTCAGGGGTAATCACCACCTCGAATCACCCAAAACTACTGTGGCCAGGGCTTAAAGGAATATGGGGGCAAGTCTATAACGAACATAAGCCTGAATATCCTGATTTATACGATATTCAAACCAGTGATAAAGCCTACGAAGAATATGTGCAAGTCAATGGTTTCGGACTTGTTCCAGTCAAGACGCAGGGAGCTCCAACTGTCTTTGACTCGGAAACTCAAGGTACAGTTTCTCGATTCGTGCATGTTGCTTACGCTCTTGGCTTCGTAGTGACTCACGAAGAACTCAAAGACAATCTGTATATGGAAGTTGGTGCTAACCGTGCCCGTAGTCTGGCAATCGCCTTTCGGCAGACAAAGGAGCGTGTGGCTGCAGCTCCGTACAACAGGGCTACAAATTCAAACTATACTCTTGCGGATGGCAAGACTCTGTTGGCCACAGATCATCCAAACATCGCTGGCGGTACATTCAGCAACAAGCTTGCGGTTGCCGCTGATCTGAGTGAAGCCGCTATTGAAGATCTGGTCATTCAAATTATGGGAACGACGGATGATCGTGGTAATCTTGTAAATTTGATGCCGCAGAGCCTGCACGTTGCTCCGGCTAACTGGTTTGAAGCTACTCGCATCCTCAATACTACGTTGCAGGTTGGCACCGCCAACAATGACATCAACGCCATTCGCGCACTTGGTATCTTTCCGAAAGGCGTCAAAGTCAATCATTATTTTACAGTACCAAAACAGTGGTTTATACGCACCAACGTTGCTGCTGGAACTGGCGCCTTGTTTTTACAACGCGAAGAAGTCAGCTTCGAACAAGACAACGATTCCAGTACGAAAAACGCCTTGTCTTTGGGCTACGAGCGTTATTCCTGTGGGTTCGTTGATCCTAGGGCAGTATTTGGATCTGAGGGCCCGTAAAATGGTTACTCGCAGAAAACCCGCAAAGAAGACTCCAACGCCTTCTCGCGTTCCGGCACGCAAGTGCTAATCAAAAAATCTCCGGACTGTGGCCTGTCCTATTACAGGCCCTTCCGGGGTCCACAGCTAGGAGATTTCCATGTCATCTATCATTTCTCAGGGTCGAGTTTCTTCTTATCCGGGCGGTTTTCCGTCTGGACTTTCTGTTCTCAATCTTCCGCTCGTATTTCCGGCGGCTAGAGGTGAGGTCTATTTCGTAAGTAATAGCACGGCGTCTTTGGCTGCGGGCCAGAGTGCTGGTTCTGCAAGTGGAAAAGGCACTTTCAATAAGCCATTTTCGACTCTGCAAAAAGCTATTGATGTATGCGTAGCCAACCGTGGCGACATGATTATTGTATGCCCAGGTCACGCTGAAAGCATCGCTAGTTCCACTGCCCTTGCTATCAACAAAGCCGGCATCACCATTCTCGGCCTTGGCGTTGGTGAGAACCGTCCGACATTTACGCTTACTACTGCAAACTCAGCCAAGATCGTCGTTTCCGCAAACAACGTTGGCATTAATAATTGTGTCTTTGTTGCTAATTTTCTCAACATTGCCGTTCTTTTTGACCTCACCACTGCTACTGGATTCACTATTGACAACTGTGAAGTACGCGATACCAGTGCCACACTGAATTTCCTGAACGTGTTCCAACTTTCAGCCACCAGCAACGACAATGATGGTTTGCGTATAACTCAGAATAAATTCTTCTTGAAGCACGCTTCTGGTGTTGTTAACATGAGTAGCTTCCGTGGCACTATCGATAGAGTGTATATTGCTGACAACTACTACTCGGCCCTTACTACAAATGCTGGAGCAGTCTTTGTTGGAGCTACTGGTAAAGCAATCACCAACCTCCTTGTCCTTAACAATGTGTTCAATCTGGTCAATGCTGCAGGTACTGCCACCGGTTATTTGCTCACTACCGATACAACGGGAAGTGGCTACTTCGATGGCAATAAAGATTTCTGCTTGGCTAACACAACTTACGCCAGTTCACTTCAAGTAACCGCTGGTCGTGGTTTCCGTTTCGGATTGAACTGGCACAGTCGTACTGCAGACAAGTCTCCAGGTACTATTCTTCCGGCAGCAGACTCCTAAGTTGTTAGTATTATCCGGGATTTTTGTGTTCGCGGAATCCCGGAATTTACTGTTCAAGGAATTAACATGGGTAAAGCAAACTACTATGCAGATGGAGACAACAATGCAATCTGTGATTCCTGTGGTCGTAAGCGCAAAGCTAGTACTCTCCGCAAGACCTGGGATGGATTCTATGTTTGCCCTGATCATTGGGAACCGCGCCACCCACAGGACTATGTACGAAATGTGCCTTCAGAGGCCCCAGTTATCATTAACCGTCCTCAATCAGCACCTCAATTCACTGTCGGGGCAACAGCCCTCCCGATGCCTCCAAATCCGTTAGGAGTCTAATATGGCTGTTACAGGCACCACTGTTTTTGATCTGAATCGTGATCAGGTTCTTGAAGCTTCTGCCAGAGTTACAGGATATCTAGCTGCTGGTGAATCTCTATCTCCAGAAGATAGGGCTAATAGGTCGGAAGCTCTAAACATGATGCTCAAAAATTGGGCTACTAAGGGACTTGCTTTATGGGTTACGGTTGATCTGGAGATACCTCTTCAAGTCGGAGTCTATACTTATACCATTAGTCCAACGGCAGGATACGTCTACAGTGTTACTGCATCTGACGGCAGTGGTTATACTTCTGGGGGAACCTGGACGGCCTCCGGCGGTAATGGTACTGGTGCTGATGCATCTGGAACTTATACTGTTTCTGGTGGTAAGATCAATAGTATGACTGTTACAGTTCCTGGGGACTCTTATACCAGTGACCCGACTATCACTGTCTCTGGTGCTGGAGTTGGAGCTACCTTTACAATCGTTCGACGTGATGTCACATATCACAAGCCACTCAAACTTCTAAACAGCAGTTTTGTTCGGAATCCGAATGGAGTCGACATTCAGCTTCGACAAATTTCTCGCAGTGAGTATAATCTACGCAGCCCAAAAAACACCGCAGGAATTCCTGTTGATTTTTACTATCAGCCAGACTACTACAGCGGTACTTTGTATTTGCCGAACTCTCCAAGTGAGTCTGGTTATGTTTTTCATGCCCAAATTCAGCGGCACTTTTTTGATTTAGTATCTGCATCGGATAATTTCGATTTTCCATCTGAATGGTTACTTCCATTAAAGTGGAGCTTAGCAGCCGAGATGGCGCTTGAAGATGGAGTATCTATGGAAAAGCTTGACTATATAGAGCGTAAGGCTCAACATTATTGTGAGGCCGCTTTTAACTTCAGTGTCGAGGAAGCTAGTGTTTATTTCACTATCGATTCACAGGGAATACGATGATACCAGAAAAAACCTCCAACGAATATCTTCGTCTTTCTCTGAGTATTGACAATACCAGTCGAGACGGAACTCGAGCTAAAGGTTCTTGGGGAGTTAATATCTTTCAGGATAGTGGACGTATTCGTAAACGTTTTGGAGTGGTTCTTGACATCCCTGGAGTTACTCCAGGTCAGGGAATCTTCATCTACGGTACTTCCAAAGTCAGTATTCAGAATGACGTCTTATATATAGGGCGCACTAGTTTTGTATTATGAGAATTCTACTTGCAGTCCCAAATGACTCTCGAGATACCGCTCGTACACAGGATACATGGGCGGTTAATTGCTTTGTAGAGGATGATGGCGCTCTAAGATTGATAAAGCGCCCTGGACTTATAGAGACTTACTATACGGCTCCCGGCACTATTGGTGGTGGAGTATTTATCTGGCCCGGGATATTTGGCCCCAAGATTGCTGTAATCTGGAATGACGATCTTCAATTCTATGCTCCTTCAGTAGCCATAGGAGAGATTGTTAATGGTTATTATGCAATGGTTGAAAATCCTTCAACATCGCCTGGATCTGGTGATCCCTACTGGTCCGCTACACCCCCAACTTCCGATCGATGGAGATGCTTCTGGAATGGAAGCGCAGGTGGAGAAGTGTTAGCAACCTACCCAGAATCTCCAAACTACCTAATAGGGGAGGAGGCAGCCTCAGCAGCAGCTGCCGCAAAAGTTTGGGTTGAGAAAGTTATTGGAGCAAATTTAGCTGGTATTGCTGTGTTGGATGGGGAGAGCAGTTATTCTCCTGATGTTGTATCTGCAACGTTCACCTTCAATTCATATCCAACATACACTTATCCTGCTGGTTATGCTCCTTCAGGCTACGTTGGAATGAGTGTTAACGGAAAGAACGCCCTTCTATCGCCTCCATATCCTGGAGGATGGCCATCTGGAGTTGATTGGACAAGTCCTTATACCTATTCAGAATATATTGGACAGGTTAGAAAGCGGCGTAGTACCTCGGACTTTACTTTAACATCAATGGGTACTTCCGCAAAAATAGTATCACCTTGGTTATACGGAGCATATCAGCATATTGAGATTATTGGATGCGATCAAGCAGAGTATAATGGTAAGTTCTATGCAAAGACAACTTTAGATTCTACTTATCCATGGTTGACTGCTGATGAATGGTTTTTCACTCTTCCAGGAACTCCGGCTGCATCACCGGCAACCGGGACAAACAAGCGTTTGTATTACTATGGAGCGTTATAACAAATGTCGACAAGTTTTCTGTTTGTCGGCCAACTGTTTTTGAGGTTCAATTTCTATGCCAGTAACAGTTCCAGGTCTCCCATTCGACTTCATCCAGACTGATGTAGCTGGAGGTACAATCGGCTTTGTGTTTAAGTCCACAGCCGATGCCTTCTACTACAATGGTTCGACTGTCACCCAGATTACCGATGCTCAATACCCTACTACCACAGTCAGAGGTATTGCATATCTTGATGGCACTTACTATGTCATGGACCCCAATGGTCAGATTTTTGGTTCAGACCTCAACAGTCCAACTTCCTGGACCGCCCTTAATGTGATTGTAGCCCAGATGGAGCCTGATGGTGCGGTAGCTTTGTCTCGACTCCTAAACTACATCGTAGCGTTTGGGGAATATACTACAGAATTCTTTTTTAACGCAGGAAATCCAGCTCCAGGATCTCCGCTTTCTGCCTACACTTCTGGCATGCTTAATGTTGGCTGTGCCGCTGCAGGGTCTGTTGCTCAAACCAATAATCAGTTGTTTTTCATAGGTGTAACAAAGCAGCGTGGTCGCAGCATCTATAGGATGACAGGTACCACACCACAGATAATATCTACTCCAGCCATCGAACGAATTCTTAATGATGATAATCTTAGTGAAGTATTCTCTTTCTGCGTCAAAATCTCTGGGCACAATTTCTATGTTCTGACGCTAGTCGACAGTGATATTACTCTGGTCTGGGACACAGCTACAGGAGATTGGAAAGAATGGACCAGTCTTACCGAAACTGCCCCTATTTCGATCAGCACTCTTACATATGACAGTAATACTGGATTGGTTACTGCTACAACGGTAACAGATCATGGACGTTCCGACGGAGATCCAATCGTTATTGCTGGTGCTACGCAAACTGAATATAACGGTGCTGTCAATATCACATACGTTGACAGTACACATTTCACTTACACTCCACTTAGTATACCAAGTGTAATACCGGCTACAGGGACTAAGACTGTTGTAGGTTATACGTCCGGAGCTTTCATCGGCCGCTTCTATGCTGGATACGGCAATATCGAGCTTGTGCAGGATGCTGCAGGAAACCTTTATACACTCGACCCGAATACATATCAAGATGCAGGATTACCAGTTGACGTGCATGTCCGTACTCCTTTGGTAGATGGAGGAACTAATAATAAGAAGTTTTTCAGAAAGCTTGAGATAATTGGGGATAGAGATGATACGTTGATATTCATCCGATACACTGGTGATGATTATCAAACCTGGACAAAATATCGCTCTGCAGATCTTAGTCTTCGTAGATCTGCACTTCATCGTCTAGGCCAGGATCGCCGTAGAGCTTACGAGCTTCGACACACAGACAATACACCTCTGCGCCTCGAAGCATTAGAACTAACGATTGAAGTGGGGAATAACTGAAATGCAGCTAGGCTTTAGAATGGACTCCGACCCAGTCTTTGCTAAACAGGCTCAGCAAGCTGGCTATATTTTTCGAGATGGGAGTTATTTTACTCCAGACGAAATTGCTGCTTATGAGTATATGCCACGCAATATGCGTACTGATACGATGTCTGGCGGACTGTCTAAGTCTCAGGTTCAAGCCCTGATTCAGCAAAATCAAATGCGCCAGGCCAATGCACAACAACAACAATATGCTATTGATCGTCAAAAGACAGTAGGAGATAGCTTCGCTCAACAGCAAGCAACATCTCTCAGTCAGAGAAATGCGGCTGTTGATTCAGCCCTTGCAAATGCACAAGCTGCCACTGGCCCTGGCCGCAGTCCATATGATCAACGCCTTCAGCAAATGATGCTTGGTTCCTTCACTCCAGATGATCCTTCATATCAATGGAGGCTCAATCAAGGAACTGAAAATCTTTCCAGAGCATTGGCTGCTAAAGGCATGCTTGGTAGTGGAAACATGGCAGCGGAACTCCTGTCCTTTGGCCAAGGAATGGCCAGTCAAGAGTACGGTGCTCAGTTTAATCGTCTGTTGCAGGCGTCGGCAGCTGCTACCAATCAATATACCACTGCTTACGGTGTACTTGAACGAATGCTTGCTCAACAACAAACTCAGCAAGGGTTTGGTCTTGACGCCGAACGTACTGCACAGGGTTGGGGACAAGTTGCTCAAGGTTGGGGGCAGCTAAATCTTGGCGTACTTAATCAAGACACAAATAGCTATCAAGCTGGCACACAAGCCGGTGCGTTGGCTTTGCAGCGTAAACGTTTCAATGCTGAAGAACAGCGCCTCGATCAGTGGGCAAGCGGGGAGAATCAAGCTTTACAACAACGACTGTCAGCACTCCAAAGTTCTCCGCAGTATACTGCTCCATCTGCACCGACTTACGGCTATCGCACTCCTACTAATTACTATGGGCCTGCTCAGAACAACGTGGCTTCGCAACTTCCTTCTG